ATGAATCAGAGCAATAGCTCAGAAGCCTTGGCCGAATGGCACAAAAGGCTCAACGACAGGAGGCAATGGACGAACCCTGCATTCACCTACAGGTTTCTGGCGCGCATGGCCGAGGACATGCAGGCAGCTGGAGCAATTGACCCACTGGAGCGCTTCGAACTTTTTGAGCTGGCCAGCGCCGCGTTCTGCCACTTCACAGAAGAAGGCAACCACGAATGGCGGCACCAGGCATCGGAGTATCTGGCCTTCAACAAGGGTGGCACCGTAGTCGGGAGCCTGCTGAACTCACGCTACGTTCTGCATGACTCTGATCAGTCGCCGTACCATGCCGCTCACTTCGCATTCCTGAATGCTGAAAACGAACTCATCATGAGGGACCACAAGAAGTACGGAACGCTTGAGGGGCGGTACATCTACACCGAAACCGGCCAGACCTTAACGCTGGTGGAGCAATCCAGGCAGATCAACGGCGTGGACTGCCAGCGCCTGACCGATGAAGATCAATACCGAGCGCTGATAGATGCCTCGGCAGTAGCTCTCGACCAAGGCGACTTCAAAGCCTACGTAGCGCTGTGGGAGCGTCACAGCTACTCGATATTTACCAGATGCCTCCATTGCCTGGATGGATTCGCAGTGCGCGACGATTGCACACACTGCGCTGGACGAGGCTTTATCGAAGATCCAGAGTGCCCTAACAAACAGCCTCAAGCGCTCGGGCGTACAGCGCCTGCCGATCAGCCAGACCGTTCGTGCCGCCGTTGATGCGCTTGGTGATGGTCAGGAAGTCGCCCTTGTCGGCCAGCGTGTTGAGCGCGGCCCGGTGCCAGAACCACCCCGCCGACATCGCGGCGTACTGCGGCAGCTCGAGCAATTCGGGATGGTTGATCAGGTCCAAGCCCAGCGCTTCGCCGCACGCCTCGTAGTTCGACCGGCCTGTCACCTGGATCAGGCCCCGGCCACGGTAAAGCTGGCCGTCGCCGTCGGCCTCGGGCGTGTTACCCAGACGTTCAGCCAGCTTGCCGGTGTCGTACTTCGACAGGTAGGCGCTGCCGCCCAGCTCGCGGACGTAACGCAACTGTCCCGACTCGTGGCCCACCTGGGCAATGAACGCCGCGATACGCAGCCTCGTGACGATCTGGTACTTGCTCATTGCTGTGTTCAGGACGGGTGCAAAAACGCCGGCTTTCTGGCCGGCGCTCGGGAGTATCTGCAGCAGCTGCTGCGCGGTGATCGGCATTTGGGTTTCTCCAGGCAAAAAAATACCCGCTCGATGGCGGGGTGCGAGTGTTGCTGTGCAGGTGTTACGCGGTGACAGGTTCTGGTGCTGGCTGAATCGACGCCTTGAGCGCGGCCACTTCGGCGCGCAGCTCTTTGACGGCCCCCATCAGATCGGTGATCAGTGCCATCGGGTCGAGCTGCTGGATACGTGCGTTGCCGTTTTCATCGACGCCGTCCTTCTCTCCGGTGACGGCAAGCGGGTTGACCTCTTGGGCCTCATGCGCGATCAGGCCTTGGTAGACCCTGCCGTCGCCTCGGAACACATCGCCAAATATTTTGCGCTCATAGGTTACAAGGCGATATGCGTCAATCCTGTCCAAAAAGGAAGGGACCTTTAATTCCTTGATGAACTTCTTGATCCGGTAGTCAGACGTGAACAGTGTCATCGTGCCAACATATGTGTTGTCGATATAAACATCGACGTTGTTACCGGTCCAGTTGAAGTTATATACAGTTCCGCCTTTACTACCGCTGAACCCAGTACGGCACCAATTTCCGTAAGATGAAATTCTTCCGGCGATATCCAGGCCAGCAAAAACGGGGGCCTGACCCGCTCCAAGGCCCAGCGCAACGCGCGCGGAAGCTTGATCTTTCCCGCCAGTTCCGCCCTGAGCGAGAGCAATAGGCGTAGTCAACCCGTTGATCTGATTGGTGGAAACAAGTGTTGTTGATACTTCTTTAATGGTCAGGACGCCGCCATAGGAGTAGGTCATTACTGGACCGGCTGCCGTGTTGTCCGAGTTTACGGACCACCATGCATGCCCGCCAAGGCCACCGCCACGGTTGCAGATGTAGTTCGCCCCGCCGTCGCCGTTACCGTTCCAACCCATGTAAAGGCCTTGCACGTTATAGCCGACCGGCGCACCTCGAAAGCCGACGCTTTTGATCAGGGCGTCGTATACGCCACCTTTCATGCCAAGACTTGTAAGCGCTGAAACGCCATCAGTAGCGCCAGTCCCGCCCTTTAACACCGGCAGGATGTCGTAGTTCCCGGTCGTGCCCAGCGCGGCCAGCTTTTCGCCGTACTGCAAAACCAAAGCGCGCAGCCGGTCGGCAGATTCCTTGACGTAGCCCTGCAGCGGAGCCAGCGCATACCCGCCAGCGCCGTTGGTAGCACCCTGATAGTTTGGCGATATCGACATGGCCGTATCACTGGCGATGTTCGTCACCTCGTACCAGCCGCCATCCGGGCCACGAAAGCCATCGCCGACACGGCTGTTTGCAATGAATGCCGTACCACTGCCAATAACGGCGTTTGAATTTTGGGTAACGGAAACCGTCCCGGTTTTATACCAAGGCATATTTCTTACTCTCTAAATGGGTTTCTTAGACATTCATCTTTGCGAAGACTGCCGGCAGAAAGAATGCTGTTGGGTTGGAGGCCGCAATAGTGATTGCATAAAGCTTGCTGTTCGGGAAATCCCACCAGCAGTAGAGAGCCCTTGATATGGCGCTACCAGAGTTCATCCCCATGCCAAACGAGTTGATAAGCAAGTACTCGTTTGCTGGAAAGTTGAAAGCGACCGAGTAGTAACAGCGGACAAGATTTTGCGCAGTGTAGTCAAACTTCTCGTACGTCCAACTCTGAAACGATCTGGTAAAATTCGCGCTTGCGGTTCCCGAATCAAACAGCAGATTTGTAGCGCCATCCCAGAGCCGCATCCCGAAGTCGGCAACGGGCTGGGCCGCGAACTGTGCAACGAAGTACCGGCCGTTTGGTTGCGCAGTGTTCACGTCATAGGCCCGAACATAGAAGCCAGTCCAATTTCCAGCCGATCCAACCAGGCGCATGAGACATAGACCTGCAATCGCATTAACGGTGTCAGGTCGCACGAAAACCAAAGGCGGCTCTTGCGAGGTAACTGGCCTAGGAAAATAAGTGGTCGAGCCAAGCCCGCTTTCCTCGGTGGGCTGATAGCGCCCCGAAGCAATCACCATCAGGCGCGCATATTGCGAATCGAGAACGACCACATTGCTGTTGTTGGAAAACTCCAGGCCGTATGTATCCGCCATTATGAAAACCTCATAACGATCAGCCGCATAGTCCCTGAGGAAACCGTGCTTGATCCATAAGTTCTGGTGTGGTTGTAGACTCGAGCAATCCCGTCAACCAGCTCCGTTTCGTGCTGCCTTTGATTGTTGTCGTAAGTGCCAGACGGTATGACTATTGCCACACCGTTACCCGGCCCCACTCCCGGTACAGCGAAGTCCTGACTGGTCTTTGCCGTGCCGGAGAACGTGACGAGTGTCGACAGTACAACCCGAATCGTAAATGACGTTTCATCCAACTGGAGCGCGCTGTCTGCGCCCCATACCATCATTCCGTTGCTCATTCACTGAGATCTCCGAGTTGCACGCGCTTGACGTTGTTGGCGTCGTAGACGCGGACTGATCGGTTTGTAATCACCAATCGGCCACCGCCTGCGACCATTCCGTTGATTTCGAGCGTGCCGTTTTTGTTGAGAATCCAGCCGCTCTGCCCGGCCAGGTAATTGGTCGAACTGATGTAGCTCCCAATCTTGGCGTTGGTGATCGTGCCGTCCTGAATAAACGCCGACTGAATGAATGTCTGCCCGCCAGTGATACCGAAAAACGACTGTGGCGATTGAGAGCTGGTGTTCATCACCAGGAACGTGTCGGCCCTCACCACGAACTGCGAGGTTGTGCCAGCCGCCCCGCTCTCAAGCCCCAGACCGAAGCCTGCCGAATACGGTATCCCGCTCTGCGAAAGCTCCATCCGCACCGACCAGATCCCAGCCAGCTTGTTGTTGGTGGTAGCTAACGCACTGGATGTCTGCTGGACCTTAATGCTGGCTTCGTTGGCGGCTGCCTGGACCGTATCAACACGCCTGCCCAATGCCGTATCGCCGTCAGACCTGGCAGTTGCTTCGGTCTGAATGGCGGTCTGGCTTGTTCCAACTGCCGTAGTCAGCGTTGAAAGCTGCTGAGCCGTGGCCTGCCGGTCCGTGTTTGCGGTCGACTCAATCGTCGTGATCTTCGATTCGCTCGTACCTACGCGAGAATCGATTGCCGTAATCCGCTGGGCAGTTGCCTCACGGTCCGTGGCAGTCGTCGTCTCGACGGTGGTGATTCGCGCTTCGGTGGTGCCGACACGCGCCTGAAGCGACGTCGTTCGCTCGGCCTGTGCGAAGTTCTCTTCCGCCCTGACCTTCACTTCCTGTGCTGCGCTGGCCGCGCTATCCCATCCTCTTAGCGCATCGAGCAGATCGCCCTCACCGCTATCGGCCCGATACTGTGCCTGCACGGCCTGCATCTGTGTGGCAGTCGCAGTGGTCTTGCCGTCAACCGTGGTGATGTCAGTGGTGTTCTTCGTTACCTGAGCGGCCAGAGCATTTGCAGTGCGGATCGACTGTCCACTGTTGACCCAGTAAGCCGGGTTCGGCGGGCCGTTCGATCCATTGGCAGCCGCAGGCACCGCCGCGATGGCCGTCCAGAGGTTGTCGCCGACGCGGACGGTGTTGTCGCGCACGTAGGCGTCGGTCGGCACGTACACCAGCGCGTCAGTGATTTCTCCGATCTCGGCCTTGAGCTCGTCCAAGCGCTCATTGACTGAGCCAGGGCCGTCACCATCAATTAAATCGATGCGGTCCAGCAGATGCTCGCCGAACTGACTTTCCGTAAGCTTGCCCGTCAGAAGGCCAAGCACAGGGGTTGCATCACTGCCGCTCTGCCCCATTACGCCGACACCGGCTGGATACCACGGCCCGATGTTCCCGGTCCGGTCCACCAGGCGCGCCCAGAAGAAGAACGTCACACCCGCCAGCAGCCCCTGCATGACGTGTTCCGACTGCGGGTAGGCCAGGTCGCTGAGTTTCGTGGCCTTGGCCAGATCGGTCGTCGGCCCGTACCAGATTTCAGTGCGCTGCGTGTCCTCAGCGCCTGGTGGGAAGGTCCATTTCAACTTGATGCCGAAGATCAGCGAAGCGGCAGTCAGCGAGGTGACAGCCGGCGGCAAGCTGGTCTTGCCCTGCAGGTTCGTCAGCAGCGATGTGACCGGCAGAGACGAGACGTTCAGGGCGCTGACAGCGCGCACCCTGGCCATGTACTGGCCGGAGTAGATTCCGGGCACATCAACCGACTGCTCGCCCGTGCGTGGCATCTTGACCCACTCACGCGAGCCCCAGCGCCATTCCACGTCATACGCAACCGCGCCTGGCGCAGCATCCCAACTGATGGTCATGTTGGTGACGGCGATACCCTGCTCAATCACAACGTGCTGAGTCACGAACACCGCGCCCGGCGCAGCCTGCACGCCCACCGGTATGCCGCTGATGGGCCGGATATCCACCACGGCGCCGAAGTCGATGGCGTCAAACTTGCTCGGCTCGTGCTGGATGCACTCGAGCTGGTACTGGTGCCATTCCGGGCGCGTGATGTTGCGCACCAGAAACTGCATGGTTTTCAGGTCGTCGTATTCGAGGATCCAGCCGCATTCGGCTTCCGGCACCTCGCTAAAGCTGGCCGCGAGGGTGACGCGACGCCCATCCAGCGAGCTGATCACCCGCGCCTCGGTCTTGCCGCTTGGCAGGTTCACGCGCAGCTTGGCACCGGTCGAAAGATCGATGTCACGGTCAACGGTAATCACCCGCCCCGCCACCGAGCTGATACGCCCGCCATTCGCGCGGCCGGCCAGCATCGGGTCGGCCACGGCGATGATCTGCCCGGTCTTAGGAATGCCGCCGTCCAGGCCCACACGGAAGGTCGCGGGCCTTGTCTGCGTCTGCTCGGTGATCAGCGCGTACTGGCCAGCGCGCTGCGCCTGCCCGAGTGAAGTGCAGCCGTAGGCGTCCACCGACAGTTCATTGACCGATCCAGATTCAGCCATCGCCACATCATCAAAGACAGGCTCTTTGTCCGTCGCAAAACTCTGGGCCGGGTTGTCCCACGTCACCATTGCCAGGTTGTGGCGGTCGCGCGCCCGGGTGCCCGAATACTGGATTTCACCGTTGTTCAGGATCTGCGAAGGGTTGTAGGTGTAGACCGGGTCGCCAGGCATATCAGCGGTGAACGTGATCTGGCTTCCGTCCCAGGTGCTCATGCCGTGAAAGATTGCCGAAAGGTCCTGCAACACGGCGTAGGCATCCGCCTGCTTCTGCAGGTAGATGTTGCAGGTCAAGCGTGGGTGCACACCGCCCATGCCGTTCGGCACCATTTGGTCGCAATACTGCGCGATGCGGTACAGGTTCCAGCGGTCGACCATCGTGGCGTCGATCCGGTGCCCGAGGCCGTAATACGGGTTCAGCGCTATGTCGTAGCACACCCAGGCCGGGTTGTTGGTGTAAGCCTCTTTGAACGTACCGTCCCAAATGCCGTTGCTGGTGCCTGCGCCAGACGTGGTATAGGTCCGCGTCTCCGGGTCGTAGTTGGATGGCACGCGCACGATGCGCCCGCGCATCAGGACGGCAATCTTGGCGATATCGCCGCCGAACTGCTGGGCGTCATATTCAACGCAGCCCACGGCGGTGAGAGGAAATTCCTGATCGCTGTCTACGACCTCGGCCACCGCCTCGATAAACATGCTGTCCTGAATCAGCGAGCTGTTGGCCTCGGGCGTGATCCGGCGCACGCGCATGGTCCAGCGACTGCCCGCAGGCAAGTTGAGCCGGTGACTGCGCTCGTACTTGGTGACGTTCTTCCGATCAACGAAGTCCGCGAGCACCTGCACGAACGGCCCGCCGTCGGTGGCCAGGTCAATGGCGTAATTGATGCGCACGCCGTTGATGTTGCCGCTCTGGTCCTGAGACTGGAGCTGTGGCCAGCTGAGACGCACACGCAGGGCGTCCAGCACCGGGTTGTTGACTGTGCGCAGGTAGGGCGTGGTGCTGATCAGTTGCTGGTTCACGTCAACTTCGTTGCTGGACTCGGCAATGCCCTCAAGACGCTGCTGGTTCAGCTCGCCATTGCGGAACTGCCACTTCACGCCCGGGAAGTTGACCGTCCCGTCCTCGGCCACCAGCGGCGTGCCGTCGAGCTTCACCGAGCGCAGGCCGTTCACCGGTCCAACGATCGGCCCCCAGCTCCACAGGTAGACAATGCGCGCGGTAGCAATCGAAGCTGTGCTGTTTAGCGCAATCGTCGGCTGCTTCTGTGTGGCCTCGCCGCCCTTGCTCCCGCGAATGCTTCGCGCTGCTACCGCACTTCCCATACCGCCCCCAGAAAAAAGAAAACCCGCCGAAGCGGGTCTGGTGTTACCTGATGATCAAATCTGATCTTGTGTGTAGATGCCGCCTGACTCGACGGCCCCGCCGATCTCGCGTTCGCCGTAGAGCACGGGGTATGGGTTGCCCTGGGCAACAGTGGTCACTGCGCCGCCGAAACCGTAGCTTGGGTTGTTGCCGTCATCGTTGTTGTTGCCCACGTTGGCAGTCGTTGTGGGAGAAAGCATCTGCACCACACCACCGAGGCCGACCGCCGCACCCGCGCCAAGCAGACCCATGCCCAGCGCTGTGGTCGTACCGCCAGAGAACAGGCCGCCCACGACGAGCGCCACGCCCAGCACCACCTGGAACAGACCGGCCTGCTTGCTACCCTGGATCAGCGGCACGATGCGGATATCGGTGTTATCGCTGCCCTGCATGTCGAACTCGCCCTCGCCGGCGTTGCGCTTGCCGCAGAACACGCTGAACACCAGGCCACGCTCTTCGCCGGTACGCAGGAACTTCTCGAAGCCTGGCTTCATCGCACACAGGGCATTCACGGCGTCGCGCACGCTGTGCACGTCGACGCGGTACTCACGGCCGAAATGCTTGCGCAGCACGCCGTACAACTTGATGGTGCGCATGGTCATGGGGTGTATTCCTTATGGCGCAAGATCAGTTTCACGCGGTTGGCCATCGACCAGCCGTAGACCTCACGGGCAGCCAGGCGACCGGGCATGTGGTGGTAGATGAATGGGCCAGCGCCACCGAGCGCCGGAGCGTCTTCGCTGTGCAGGCTGGCATCGGCCCCGAGGTAGATCGCGGCGTGGTTCGGGAAATGGCAGGGCCTGCCCACGGTCGGGATCTGGAACACCAGCAGGTCGCCGCGTTGCTGCTGCTCGACCCGGACGAACCCGCAGGCCTCGTAGTTCTCTTCGTAATGGCTTGGGCTGTCCGGATCTTCCCACCACAGTTCCTTTCGCTCGAAGTTCGGCAGAGGCAGCGACGCCTCGCGGGCGTACCAGTCGCGGCAGGCCGACCAGCAATCGAGCAGGCCATGCGAGAAGTCCCGGCCCAGCAGCGGAGCCTGGAACCCGGTCGGCTTGAACCACTGAATGTCACCGCCGGGCCAACCCACAATCGCCCAGGGCAGTTCGTGCAGCTCGCAGCTGACCAGGTCAGTCATGCTCGGCGTGGCGGCGCGGTCCGGGTGGCTGTGCACGATGGCCAGCACCTCGCCCCGGTCTTCTGCCGCCGCTGCGTCGTGCTTGTCGATCAGGAAGTGCTGCAGCGGGTTGGTGGCCACATTGCCGCACGGCACGTATTCGCGGCCGGCGGCGGTCTTAATCAGCAGCCCGCAGGCCTCGGCCGGGTGAGATTGCTCGGCGTGCGCCCGCATGGCGTCCTGAACCTTTTGATTGATTCGCATGGTTACCCCTTGGCGATCAGGCTTGCGCCCATTGAGCCGCCGAACCGGCGGGTATTGCCGCGCAACTTGCAGCTGCTCCACCAGCCGCCGCAGCGGTCCAGCGCCGGGTTGTCGGTTGGCTCGTTCTTCTTGTCGAAATACGCGGTGCCGGTGTACGCACACGCCTCCTGTCGGTATTGGCCGCGCATGGCCCAGCGGCACAGCTTGGTGATCTGCTGGGACGGCAACTGCTGGCCTTCCATGTCGATCGGGCTGGAAAGCTCGAAACCGACCGACGAAAAGTTCTCTTCGGTCTTCTGCTCGATTTTCCAAAGACTGACGCGACTCTGATCGGCGGCGTCCGGGTTGCCGCCATCGAAGTTCGCGGCATCAAGGAAGTGTTTGAACGTCTCGATCACCTTGAAGCTCGCACCGGCAAGATCGCGGTACTGAAGGCATAGCGCTGAGACGGCACCGCGAATGCCCGACAGCTCGTTGGCCAAGGTGAGCTTGGGCGTAGCTGGCCGGCCATCGCCGCGAATGTCGAAGCCGCTGGCCTCGATCTGGATCGGGGAATACAGCTGGCCCTGCCAGATAATGTCTCCCTCATGCTCGTGTCCGTGGAAGCGCCAGAGCGTTGCCCCAAGCCGCGTGGCATCCAGTTCGTACAGACGAATCTGGTTGCCGGGCTCCAGTTTCTGGATGTCCGCGCTGTAAATCATGGTGGTTACCTACGAAAAACCCCGCGCTCGGCGGAGTCAGGAATTGAAGTGCAGCTGATTGGTTGTACAGCGTGGACAAAAGCCCAGTAACTGGATTGGATCCAGCCGTAGTAGCGTGCGGCACTCGAAAACATCGGGCTTCGCCTGCGAGCAAAAGCCCTCCATATCAATCATCTGGAGATAGAAATGGCTTTCAAACTTCAAAACGTAACCGTCACACATATAACTAATGGAGAAATAATTGGCGTAGCCATAGTCGATGTCGAAAAACACGCTTCAATTAATGTTCAAATAAAGCCAAGCAAGCCTTACGAACAACTTACATTGGGCGAGATATTGAACCTAGCCGTTAAAGAAGCAAGCAGTCTAACTGCCTGTTAACTGTCATCTGTGGCGCGTCTTGCAGAAGAAGCGTCACTCTCTCGACTATTCACTGCGACTGTAAGATTTGAAATAGCAGCAGATAGCATCGCAATCTGGTTTTTTAACTGATCAATTTGCGCCTGCATATCTTGTATAGCTGTCATATTGAATCCCATGCGGCCCGGCCGCGTCATGTTGTTTCATGGTCTGAATGTTTGTTTGAAACTCGTGGACAACGAATGCAGCCCACCGCCGAGGGTCGACAGCTTGTAGCCGTTGGCCGTGTACCGGCCCTGCCCGCTGCCCGGCGGCGTCCAGAGGAATGACTTGAAGCCCTCATGCCGGTCCAGAAAGTCCTGAACCTGCTGGAGCTTCTGGCCAACGCCGTAACGCCCTGTAACCGTCACGTCCCACGCCTGCGACTTGGTGTTGATACCGACGCCGCCTGCCTGGGTGTAACCGTCGCCGAAGTCGTTCGACCAGGTGCGTTGCTTCACATCACCGGAAGCGCCGACCTGTACGTCAAAATCGAATGTCTCAGCCATTACGCGACGCGCCTCCAAAGTAACCCGCCCTGACCCATTTCACGCTGCAGAACGCTGCGCACCTCTTGAGCCAACGCCTCGCCAGCAGCTTTACCCTGCCGCTTTGCATCCTCATCGCTGACGCCCGGCTGGGCCTGTACGGTAACGGGTGCGTGGATGGTGATCGGGGTGCCGCCACCACCGCCAGTCCCGGACTTGTCAGCCAGGTACTTGGTCAGGTCACGGTTCTGACTCGGGTTCACGATTCGCTCGCCTCCGTCCAGCAACCATGTGCCTTCTTTCGGGATATTGTCGTAGCCGTTGTGAGCCATACCGGCAAGCGCCGATGCGGATACTGCGGCGACCATCGGTGCGGTTGCAGCAGCAGCGGCGAGCGCGGCAGCCGGTGCGGCGGCTGGACCGATCAGGGGAATACCGGCAGTCGATGCATAAGCGTTCAACGAAGCCTGGGCCGATGCCGCTTGCGCGTTGGCGATCAGACCGGACATCCCGGCGGTCTTGGTGCTATTTCCGACAAGCAACTGAACCGCCTGGTAAACGAGCCACTGGGCAGCCATATCAGCCAGAGCGTTTATCACCGACTTGGCCATGTTGCCGGCCATGTCCGCGAAGGCATCGCCTATACTTGATGCGCCAGTGGCGATATCGGCGAAAGCATCACCCAGTCCGCTTGTCAGATCGTCAAGCGTGCCAGACACGAACTCGGCCGCAATTGCTGAGTAGTTTTCCGCTTGGTCTACGTAGTTCTGCCAGGCATCACCGACTCCATCCATCCAGTTGGATTGAGCCTCTTCTACCTGGTTGTAGTAGTCCTGCTGGATCACCAGGCGCTCAGCCATTGCCTCGCTGAGAATGGCCGTTTCATCGTTGTAGAGCTTTTCGCTGATGTCGCCACTGTTGCGCTGAAGAGCGAGCTCCCGTTGCTGCTTACTGAAGTCCTGTTCGATGGTGAGCATTTCTTGCAGCTGAGCACGTCGCTTTTCACCCTGGCCAGCACCAGCGAGCTGCTGAGCATATCCGTCTTTCACGGACTGATTGCTTTCTGTTAAGTTTGCCTGGAATGCAGCGAGCTTTTTTACTTCCTCGGTGGCTATCTTTCTTAATTCGATTTCCTTTTCCAGTGCTGCATTTCGCTTGAGATCTGCCGTAATTGATTCTTGCTTTGCAAGCAGAGACTGCTGTTCGGCAGTTAGTGTCTTTTTCGATTTAATATCGGAGAGCTCCTGCTCCCACTTAATCAGCTCGCGAGATGCAGCGCCGATTTTGTCGATATCACCCTTCTGAGTTTCCAGCAGGTTCGATTGCTCTTTCAGAACCGCATATTGCTGCCGGGCCTGATCGAGAACTTTCTGAGCCGCATCTTCCTGATATTTCTTTTCCCCTTTGCCTTTGTTCGGATCAGTTGTTTCATTGATCTGAGCAATTGCCGCATTTGCGCGCGCCGTTGGATCGGTGCGAGGATCTTTCCCAGCTTTCGGCGTCTCGACTCCAGGCAAGACCATGCTTCGACCGGTCACATCTGTCTGAGCCGGAGGCACAATCAGCATGTTGCGACCAGTCAGGAAGCTGGCATTTTTTGTAATGTTGGCGGCAGCGTCGATGACCCGGCGCATTTCGTCAATCTGCTTGTTCGCGCTTTCTTTGGCGGCTTTGGCAGAATCGTCGTGCGCTAACTTTGTTGCGGCGGCAGCGTCGATTGCTGCTTGCTCAATGCTGTAAAGGCCGATCAACTGCCTTTTCAGGGCCTCCTGTTGGACCTTGTCGTTGTCCTTTACTGCCTCCTTGTATTTTTCCAGCACATCCTGTTGCTGCGATATGACCTTGGCTTGCTCGCGTTGCTGAGTGGTCAGCTTCATCTGATCAGCAGCGTACGCAGCTTGAGCTTCGGCATTTGCGCCGAACAAATTACGGGTCTCAATCAGTTTCGCAATGTACTTTTCAAAATCAGCAATCTGGCCCTTGGTCTGGCCACCAGCCTGCGCTTGCGCAGCAGCGAAGCCCGTAGCGCTGGCGGAAGCTGCACGCATCGAGGCGTCTACACCTTCGATTTTGGTTTTGTAGGCGGAAGCCTCTTTCGTATTTGCGGAGTAGGACGCAGACATTTCGGTCAGCTGTCGAATCAGCTCCGGCGAAAACCCAGCGGTATCTTTTGACCATTGAGTAACGCTATCAAGCGACCGGGCACCATCTTTGACCTCAGCCAGCATGCGGTTGAATTGTTTCTGACTCTCAACCCTGTCGCCAATCATAGTGCCCAGAAATAGGCTAGCCCTGATCGTATAGTTTTCCAAATCGCTGGCAGCGTCGTTTAGCGCCTCTTTCTGGGCTTTTTGCCACGTGTCGACCTGGTAGCGCTGCTGCTCAGCACTCAGTTCCCTGTACTTCTGGATTGACTGATCCAGCGTCAGATTATGATCAATGAGGGATTTGCTCGCCTTGTCAGCGGCTCCACCGAAGTCAATGAATGACGCGGCGACCAGTGCGGTCATCGCGATCATTCCGACCGGGCCAGTGAGCAATCCCATAAGCGCGCCACCCGCAGTTGAAACGGCGGCAATTGACTTGTTCGTTAAGGTTGCCGCAGCGGCAGCGCGCTCTGACGCCTTTACTGCTGCATTGGCGGCCAGCGTAGTTTCAGCATATCCAGCGGCGGCGGCACTTCTGGCAGCGTAAGCAGCCTGGATATCAACCGATGCGGCTGCCGTTGTGGCTGCCAGTCCGGCCTCGGCCGCCTGGATATTCTTGATGATTGCGACCTCATCAAGTCGAGCGAGCGCCATTCGATTACGAGCAGCTGCTCGGCCTTGCTCAGATATCTGATTTGCTAGACGAGTCGCTTCCTGTTCTCGCTCTGCCGCCAGGGTGATCTGGACAGCTTTGAGGTTGTTGATCTCCGACTGCTGACGAAGCCGATCAGACGCGACCTTTTGCTCAGCAGATAGAATTTCCAGATTCGCACGCTGAAGCATTACTTTGGCATCGGCCTGCTTCGCTAGCATCGACGCAAGAGTCTGCCTCGTGGTCGCCGCTTCAGCCTCTACACTTTTCCAGTTCGCCGCGGCACCGTAGGTGAGCGCCGCCGCTTGCTGGATCGAGGCCTTCGTAGCCATCACGAAGCCGGCAGCGCCCTGCGCAGTGGCCACAGCCAGACGCGCACCGATGATGTACGCCAGCGTTTCGGCTGCGCTTGAAACCTGCTCGAAGGTCTTCGATGTGGCCCCGAAGTCCTTCGTCAGCCCATCAATGGACTGCGATACCTTGACGATGTTGGCCGATATCGCAGCACTGACACCGCTCGCCTGATCCATCCTGCCGATAAATTGGGTCAGGGAATTACTTGTGGCGGTGAGGCTGTTGCCGATCGTGACCGCGGTCTTGTTGAACAGATCAGCTACAGCCTTTTCCTGCGCCTGTAACGCTTTGACAACGGAGTCGGCAGTAAGCAGGCCAGCAGCGCCAAGTGCGCGCAACTCGCCAACGGTCTTGCCCATACCGGCCGCGATAGCCTGGGCCAGCGCCGGAGCCTGCTCCATCACACTGTTCAGTTCTTCGCCGCGCAGCACGCCGGATGCGAATGCCTGGCCCAACTGGATCAACGCAGCGTTCGCCGAGTCCGCAGACGCACCGGAAATAGCCAGCGTCTTGCTGATGGTGCCCACCACCCCCGCTACGCCCTCGCCTGAGAGCTTCAGCTCTTTCTGGTTGGTCGCAATGCGCTGGTACAGCTCAGCGGTTGCGCTCAAAGGCTGATAGGCGCTCTGGGCAATGGAGAAAACAGCATTCTGCGCGGTGGCGAGTTCGGCAGAGCTCTCTGTGACAAGCTTCAAGCGGCTGGTCAGGGATGTGTAGGCTTCCGATGCCTTGTAAATCGCGCTCAAGCTGAACGCGGACGCCAGCGGCCCGGCCAAGCTTGAAGCCATGTTCGATAGGGACAGCATCTGCCCCTGCATCGCGCTCACCCTGGCGGAAGCGGCATCAGCAGCCGCACCGGTCCGGGTAACAGACTGGGATGCACGATCCATGCTCTGCTGGAATCCGCCAATCCGCGCAATCAGGTCAAGCGTCAACGTACCAAGCGATCTAGACGCCATTTGAATTTCTCCGGACATAAAAAAACCCGCCGAAGCGGGTTTTATTTAAAGCACTTTTAATTTAACCCTAACTCTTTTCGAATAAATCTTATTTGTTTTTTTATTAACAACACCTATGCCAGCCAAATTCATATCAATATAGTAGTTATTAACTGTTGTATCACGCCTATTACTCAATGTTGCAGTGCCGTAATGCTTATCAGCCTGCAAAACCTTACCTCTGGGCTCAAACAAAACCGCCAACCTTATATTACCACGCTGCTCCTCTAGCTCTTTTGCAGAAATATTAAGCTCAGCAACCAAACTTGCGAAGACCGTTCTGTTCGAAACATTCGGAAAAGGAGGGAAGACTAGGTAAATCCGGTCAGAAACTAAAACATCTACTTCTGCCTTAGCCCCGAACGCATTTTGACCGGTGTAGCTCCCTTTAACCTTATCCACCGCTAAAAGGTCGATCGACAGGTGGGAGTTTCCAAACTGGCCAACTGTAGTCTTTTCAGCCTTGTAACCAAGATCTTTCACATCAAACATCATGCTTTCGAAGCTGATAGCACCTGTTTCCTTGTTGAATTTTATATCAAAATCTGGAATCTGCGAAAAAACCGCCGACTTATGTAGCACAGAAACTCTTTTTCCAAACTCTGAATTCGTCTCAAACTCTTTCTGTGCCCCGCCTAACACGTCTAATTTCGCTAATAGTTTCTCTGGTGAATCATAAAGCTCATAGCCCGAATTATCGACATAAGGTCTTAGATCAACGTATGCTTCCGATGGGCTGTAAATACTTTCTTTTTTAACTGGCGTACACCCAGCCAGAAGACCCAAAAAAACTGCCATCCATGCCTTTCTCATCCTTTACCCCCAAAACCAAGCCGCTTAAAAGCTTCACGATGACACGAACCGTGAAGAAAGCAACACACCTACTGCAGACCATAGAGTTAGCCCCATTCCTTCATAGCCTGCTCCAGGGTGATCGCCGGACGCTCTGCATGTGGCATGAAGTCGTACAGATCAGCCTCGCCCCCGTTCGCCCGATTCACCTGCAATGCAACCAAGGCACCGGATAGCTCAATCCTGCGCATCGGGTTGAGCGATCCATGCTTGTCCCTGTACGCAGACCAGGCCAACACCTCTGAATAGGTGATGTTGGCCTTTGCTTCGGCAATGGTTCGCCCGCCGATGCCGTTGAGCACCAGCTCATGCATCAGCTCATCGGCAGGGGTCAGCTCTTTACCGGGTTGTTGACCTCGTTCACCGCGCCCATCAGAACGAAGCCCAGTCCGGGATCGAGGTTCACGGCGTCACTGAATGGAAGCTCTTCCGTGCCCTCGTCGCCGAGCATGATGCTGAGCGACAAGTAACGGGCGTTTTTGGATGTTTCCGCTTCACCGCCGGAGAACATGCCTTCCATATTGCCAAAGGTATGGCGGCGCACATGCACCTTGAATTTTTCAGTGACTTCCTTGCCCTTGGCGTCGAGGTGCTTCCACTCAACTTCCTTTTTCACAAGGATGTCAGCGACCACACCGCCTTTCTTTTTCAGTTCTGCCAGATTCATGATTTTTCCTTACGCTGCCGGAGCAGCGCCTTTGCGGACCCAGACAGAACCGCCGGAGCGCTGAATGGTGCCGGCGGTTTTGACGACGGAGTTGGCCCCGAAGTCGAACGGGAAGTCAGAGACGTAGCCGTCGATCAGGAACCAGGTGCGATCGTTCGGCAGCTCGAAATCGTCGCCGGCAGCATTGATGGTTGGCTTACTTTTACCGTCGGCCCAGCCCAGAGCCCAGGCGGTACTCTCGATATCGTCGTTTTCCGACAGGTCGTAGACACGGACATGCGAAAGATTGCGGGGATCAGCATCCACGGCAAAGGTGGCCTGTCCGGGAGTGCGCATGCCGCGCAGGTATTCCCGGCTTTTCTTGCTGAGGCACGACACCTCGATCTGGTCCGCCGGGTTGCCGCCTGGGTTGAATGCAGTGATGCACTCAACTTCCACTACTTCCAGCTTCGTTGGGTCTGCGATGGTTGGCATCAGCCCAAACAACTGTGTGCCTTGAGTCAAAATCGCCATGATGTTCTCCAAATGACGGGCATAAAAAAACCCGCACAAGGCGGGCTATGGTTTTACAAACAGGGTTTACCGGTGAACCATCCAGTCCACGTCGAAGCTGCTGCGGTAGGACTTCGTTACTGGGTCGCGTGACTCCGCGCCCCAACGGGTGATGTAAGCGGTCAGCTCAATGGCATCCCGTATGGCTTCCGTCACTGCGCGGGCGGATGACCCCGAATCGCCGTAGACATCAACCTGCAGCGCGTAGCCGTCCACAGTGGGCCGGCCAGAAAGGTAGTTTTCAGGGCTGCCGCCAATGACCTGCCATGCCGCGTATGGCTTGGCCACACCTTCGGGGGCCTCACCAAACGGATAAAGCCTGGTCGGTGACGACCCCAGCAGCGCCAGCACCGCCGGATCGGCAGCACACACAGCAAAGATCGGTGCGGCCATCAGATCCCCCCCAGAGCGGCGTCGATCTCTTTCATCAGCTCGCTGGCAAACTTGTCGGTGACGTTTTGAACGTTCGACTGGAAGGCTGGGCGCATGAAGGGCACTGCCGGAATGTGTTCAGTGCCGAACTCGATGTAACGCCAGTGGCGGGTGTCGCCGCCCGGGTTGCCCGCCGCATCCTTGCTGTGCTGGTTGCTGCCAGCGCCACCGCGGACACCCACACGCATGACCACGCCGCCTTCCTGCCTGGATCGTTTCGCGGATTCCTGCGTGGCGATGTTCTTCCAGACTTTTTCGGCCGTCTTCGGATCATCAAGCGCTTTGGCATTGGCCTTGGCGGAATCACGCACGATGTTCATCGCGCGTCGGGCAGCCTTACGAAGACCAGAGCGCTGCAACTTGCCTGGCAGCGTCTTCATCTTCTGCACCACGCCCTCCAGGCCCCGCATGTCGACACTTGTCTGGCTAGCCATTGAGCACCCCCTTTGAAACCAGAATGGTCAGATACTCCAACCCCGATACCGTGTCAGGCAGTGGTTGGCCCTTGATGCTGTACACCTCTCCACGGAACAGAATCCGCATCGTCGGCAGCACCCCATTGCGGTAACGAATGACGATCCGCGCCGAGGCATCAGACTGTGCCGCCTGGGCGGCGATAAGGGCGTTGGTGCTCAGCGGCTCAACTGAAGCCCAGACCCTGTCCCACACGGTTATCCAGCCTTTTACCTCTTCACCGGTTTTCGGGTCCTGAGTGGTGCCGAGTGCTTGGAAAACGATTCGATGGCGCAGGCGACCTGCGTTCAGGCTCATGCGAGCGCCGGCATGCGTAGTGAATAAAGCAGAGCGGTCACGGGTTTCGGAAGGTCGCCTGTCTCGAAAGCGCCGTTCGAATTTTCGTCGCGATCCTTGTACAGATACCCAAGCATGAGCATGGTTGCGGCTTGGACTTCGTAAGGGATTGAGGCTGTGATGACCGCCCCATTTGCATCAAAGTAGATATCCGCTGCCGACTTCAGGTAATTGCGAACTGCACCGCTGGCAGCGTGCGTCTTCAATTTGATGTCATTGTCTTCAGCATCATCATCAACACGAAGGTGGTCTTTCGCCTCTTCCAGAGTGATGAACATCATTTGATGGATACCCCTTTGACCAGATCTTTGCCGTGGTTGCCATCCTTGCCGTCTCGGCCCTTTTTAACGGCCAGTCGCCACCCCTTGCTGTTGAGCTCGCCAGGCTTGTCGCTGGTGGGCTCATAGCAGTGCCAGAGACTTCCACCCCATGTGACGGTGTCGCCTGGGGTGTGAGAGGCTCCGGTGAAAACTCCTCGGTAAATCATCACTGGCAGCGTGAGAGCCTTCTCTTCGGTTTTGCCGCTGGAAAGCTGAGCAACGGCCTTGAAGCCTCGCTCACCATCCTGCTCGACTCTCAGGCTGGCGACGCCATCAACAATGCATTCCCAGCCCCGCATACCTGACGTTGCCTCAAAGCTTCGCCACAGACCGCCCAAGTGCTTAGCGTATGAGCCGCGCGGGTAGCTTTTTTCAGGATCGATGGCCGGACCGATTTCGATATGCGCTGCGTCGCGCCCTGGCTCGCCAGCCTTGGGAGGCTCGATACCAGCCAAAGCTGATGCCACTGCTTTATCAACCAGCACCTGGACTTGCTCAATGGAGACGCTATCACCGTCTTTCGGCAGAGGTATCACAGCAACAGCAGCGCTCACCTGTTCCTCGATCAGCGGCAAAACATCTTCGACGGTGACGGAAACGCCATCGGCAGGTTTAGGAAGCTTGGCCACCTCGTCGGCGATGGTCCGATTAATTTGCTCAAGATCAGCGTCCTTGCCGTCCTTGGGCACCGGCAGCAAAGCCACGGCATTTTTCACCTGGACTTCGATCAGAGGTAACACGTCATCAATCGTCACCGATGTTCCGTCAGCAGGCACGGGAAGCTTGGCCAGCTCTGCGGCGATGGTCAGCTGAATCTGTTTCGGATCAGCATCCTTGCCATCCTTTGGCACAGGCATCAAGGCTACGGCCGCTTGTACGTACTTCTCGATCAGCGGCAGAACATCCTCGACGGTGACAGATGCACCATCGGCAGGCTTGGGAAGCTTGGCCACTTCCTCGGCGATGGTCCGTTGAATCTGCGCCAGATCGGCGTCCTTGCCATTCTCTGGCGGAGTGATCAGGGCAGCAGCAGCCCGGGCGATTTCATCAACATCAGTGGACAGCCCCTCCAACGACTTCGAGACATCGGCGCGCAGCCGTTGATCACGGTCGTCCAGATCTTTGGCCAGTGAGCCTCGAAACGCCTCAATAGCCCGATCAACAACGCCTTTAAGCATGGGGGCGAACGCTTTCGCCTGGGCTTCCAGTTCACGAAGGTTCAATGGTCAATTCCTTCTCTATCAGTAGCGCGAGCATGCGCGCCTGGTCAGCGAGGACATCTTCAGATGCGGAAGCTGGCGGGGCCGAGCTGGGAGCAGCCGAGGCGATCGCATCAGATCCTTTTGCGAACGGATCGGCCTTTGAATCGCGCTTGGCCAGCGCTGCCAAGGAGTAGTTCTGCTGCTGCGCCAGCGGTGAGTCACCGCCCTGCACCGGTGCCAGGCCGGCTCTGCGCCGAGCTTCGTTTGGCTTCATCCAGCCGCCACCGACAGCGTCATTGTTCGCCTTGTAGAGAGTGGCCGTGTCCATACGCAGAAGGCCGTCGAGATCAAACTCGGTCCCATACGGCGCTGGCAGTTCCAGCCCCTCATCCAGACACAGCTCCGCTGCCTCTATCAACGATTGGAGGCAGTCGGAGTAATAAATCTGGTTGGATATCTCTGCACTGGCGTTGTTGGGCTGAGCGCCAACACCGACTTTGTAACCTGGGACGTGAAACGCGGAGCAGACCGTTTCCGCAGACCACCGCAACTGCTCGATCAGCTGCGAATCGGCCGCCGAGATCGCCATTGCCTCGTATTTCAGGCCGTCACCCAAGACCGCCACCCGCCCGGCGTTCTCCCCGGAAAAGTTGAGGTCCCAATGCTCTTTCAGTCGCTTCGCAGTGTCGTCTGCGATGGCGCCAGGGGCAGTGAGTACGCCCCCCGGCTTGGACCCGTTGCGAAAGAAGTTCGCGGAATTGTTCTGGATCGCATTGCCCTGCATGGCAGCAAGGCCGCACGCATAGATGGGTGAAACGCCTACCAGAGGATGAAAAAGGCAGTTCATCCGGTCGTGAATGATCTCACTGGCAGGCACCACCACCCCATCTTCCAGAGTTGAAAGGTTGTCTGCCAACAACCGGTAGTAAACGCTGCCGTCGTCGGCCACGAGCGGTGTCACCCGGCGCGGATCCAGTACGTAAAGTTTGATCACCACACCGCGCCCATCACGCAGTTTCATCGCGTAGGTATTGCCGTGCGTGAGCTTTGACAAAAACCACGTTTCAAAAAACTGGATTCGGTTTTGAAAGTGGTTGGGTCTTTTAATCACCGGGGAAAACGAAGGGCTTGTAGTTTCTTCCCATATCCGATCATCCGTCAGCTGGACCAGCTTGAGCCGCAGCTTTGCGATATCAGATGCGATCAGCGTGATACAGGCAAACACCGCAGAGAAGGCCAAGACCGTATCCTGATTGACCTCGATGTTCTTCTGCCAGGCACCGGCGAATGCCTCTCGCACCACGCCGATCCAACCGCCGCGATTATCAGCCGGGCGAAGCGACTTTTCCTCAGTGCCACGGCCAAATTTGAATAATTTCATCGCGGCTCCACGTTTTATTCTGCCGTCATGTCCCGGCGTTTGTAGACCCGCTTTTTCGATGAGGATGGATCCTCAGTCAAATCGGGCGGCGCAGGCTCATCCGTGTCCATTCGCGCGTTTTTTATCGCGCGAAGCACTTTCACATCTTTCTCGCCGGCATCGAACGAATCGCCTATAGCAAGCTGCTTTCCGGCGTACCGAAACTCCTTCAGCGCTACCATTTTCACTTTGATATCTCCTTTCCTTGCGGTAGGCCGGGGTAAGCCCCGGCCCGCCGTGATCAGGATTCGTAGTTGGCCGAGTCGATGTAGCCGACTGCCGATGGACGACGACGCTTCCAGTTGATGAAGCGCTCGGCGCGCAAAGCCACCATGTTGTTCTGCCAGAGGCTGACCAGCTCCTGAGAGCCAGAGCCAGGTGCGCTGTCCATCTGCAACGAGGCTTCGCGGCTCACGTCGATGGTCACTCCGCCGTCGTCAGCCAGCAGAATTTCCGAGGCCTTGGCCAGAATCAGGCGCTGCCCCGCACCAACTGCCGTATCGCCCGTACCTGGGTTGGATGGCACGCTTTCCGATACTACGACCGGCAGGCCCACGAAAGTGCCGCCATTCATGTCGATGCCGGGGAACTCGGTCTGGCCGAGAGCGTTGGTCATCAAGTTGATCGTGAGCGCCATGGTCGGAGTCATGATCCACACGCCGCCAGCAGGGGTAATTTTGGCAGCCAGAAAGCTGGCAAAAAGACGCTTCACGTCTGCTTTCAAAGCCTCGGCAGTGGTGCCGCTCGCAACAATCGGCGTAATGCCGTTGGTGATCGACGCCGGAGAAACATCAACTACAGCGGCAATTGCCGGATCAACAAATGCAACGTCCAGAAATTCAGCCATCGACTCAGTGAGGTCTTTTTGCACCAACGCCTCTGCGCTAGGGTTGCTAAAGCGCACCAGCTCATCGGTCAGCACGACGATACCGGCGGCTTTGGTGAATCGCAGGGTGGTGGTGTCAAACGCCAGAGCCGATACCGGCTTTGGCTTGCCCTCACCCACCCAGCCCACGCTGGAGCCAGAGGTCTGGCCCGGCATCTTGATGTTGAACGGGACTAGGCGAAGGCCTTGAATTTTGCCGAGAATGGTCTGAGGGCGCAGCAGTTCAATGAACTCACTGGACATGTTCTGGTATTCAACCAGTGGAGCGGCCCAGGCAGGGTCGGTAGTGGTGCCTGCCGCAACGGCGGCTTTTAGAACAGTGAGCACTTCAGGCGTGGATTCTTCCCAGCCCTTTGCGATCTCCTGCGCCTGCATCAGGTTGCCTTTGGAGCGAGCCAGCGCAATCGCGTAGCGGGTGAACGCAGTGCCTTTAGGCAGCGAGCGCTCCACACGGATGACAGCGTTGTCACGGAACTCATTTCCTTTTTGAACGCTGTTCACGCGATTTGGCTCGACGGGCTTCGCCTTGGAAACCATGGACTTCTCGAGCCCACGCAGGCGGCCGAGGTGGCTATCAACAGATTTGAGCTCACCCTCGAGCCCGTCATACTCCTCCGACTCGGATGCATCCAGCGTGCGGCCTTCGTCAGCAGCGTTGGACATGATCTCTTCCAAGCGAGCAGCCTTGGCAGCGCGCGAGGATTCGAAAGATTTGATTTGTTCCTGAATGTTCATGTTGCCCTCCTCGGGCTTCGGTATTTCGAAAGTTTTGATGACGGGTGCCGAAGCGCCGGCGGGTTTAACGAGATGCACAACAGGAAGCACCGACTGGCCAGACGCGGCCCGCTGCTTCAAGTCGATCGATTTGATGGTCTGAATGGTCGCCTCAGCATTTGCGGCGACCGTGACGGCCGAAAGCTCAAGCCACTCCCACTTGAGGAAGCGCCTGCCCCAACTTCCGTCGATGTTTGCCGACTCGATGGGCGAGAAACCGATAGACAAGCCTCGCACCAGCCCAGCCTTGATCGATTGCCAGGCCTCATCGAGCCGGTCTTTGAGGGTGCCTGGTTCATCGATCTTCGCCAGCTGAACGGTGACTTCGATGCCCTTGTCGGTGACAACGGCTTTCGTGACATTGCCGACAGGAGCGTCGTGGCGGTGCTGCCAGAGAAACGGGATGGGCAGTTTGAATTGCGCCCCCTTTGGCTCGACCACGTCGTCCATCCGGTCTGTGGCCGGGGTTGTCGCTATGCCGGTGATAATCCTGGCGTCTTCATCTACCGCCTTGATCTCAAGGACGCTGTAGGCTCTGTTCATTTTCGGTATCCCAGAAAAGCAAAAACCCGCACAGGGCGGGTTGGTGACGTAGCCATGGGCTACACGAAAAACATCTGAAATCTCTTTTTCATTGGCTCAGGATTGAGCGCCATCATGGTCACGGCATCGAATGTCGCCATCAGGGGGTCAATCTTTGCCGAGCCGCTAACCTGCTTGTTGATCGTCACGGCGTTGCCGACCGCTACAACCCTGGCATTGCCCACGCACCAATTCATCAGCGGCGTGCCGCAGTGAACCATTTCCCCGCCGGCGATCTTGCGCTCAGTGGTTTTGATTGCGCCGTTGAGTTTCCAGCCTTGGGATACCGCGTTGATCTGCTCTTCAACGATTCCCCGCCCAGGGGCCTGAAGTTCGTTGACGATATCGCCGATACCTGCGGCGTCAGCGCCGATGGCATGCTCAGGCGGGAGCAGTTGAAGGTCGTTGATGCGACATATCACATCTGCGACCTGCTGAACGTCATCACCGGGCTTATCGACAATGGTCAGGCTGCCTTGCCGCTCAAAATCCAACAGCGCAGGCGCGATGTCTTTGCGGCGTTCGAGTACAATCTTGTGCGCCCACGCATGGGCCCAGTGCAGCCAACGCCGAGTGCCGATTTCACGCCCGATGAGGCTCAACCCGAGCAAGTCATCAAGCCCGCCGCCGTCGATGCCTACCACGATCACTTCTGACTTTTCGATCAGGCTGTCCAATGTCAGTCCCGGCTCGGCTGCTGCAAGCCAGAAGTCTGCGCCGGCCCAGCGATCATTCCGAAGGGCCAGGCCGATCTGGACGTTGAGGTGCTTGGCCAGAAACTTGTTTCTGGCCCCAGCGTCCTTATCCAATGTTTTGCGGATCTGATCTTCCAACCACTCCCGGCTGACCGACCTCCCCATGTTCGGGTTGGGGACATGGAAGTTCTCCGGCTTCAGGTGGGCACCTGACTCGATCATCGCCTTGGGGTACTCGTAGATCACACCCAACGATTTATTGTCGACCACAAGCCCGTCTCGGACGTTTCTGAAGTAGTCGACCTTCTCTTTGAACACTCCGGCTGGCGGCTCGTCGCTTTGGGTGGAAAGAAAAATAACCCAACCTTCGTCACGCGAGACTTGGCCACCGGTCGCCTCCATCAACATCGCATCCGCGTTCGGTCGTTTCCCGAACACCCAGAGCTCATCGATCAGAATTTTCCCGGATTTTTTACCAGACACTGTGTCGGAGTCAGCGGCGACCACCTTCAAGGCGGCTCTGGTCACTCTATGAGTAATGGTCCGAATGTGGTCCTGTACATGCAACAACTCGCTGAGCTCTTCATCGGCACGCACCATTGCAGCGGCGGGCTTGTAGCTGTTTTGCGCAACCTCAATGGTCGGAGCCAGAATCAGCAGCTCTTCGTTGTCCCGCCAGTTCAGCACCAGGGCGGTCACCATGATTCCGGCAGCGATTGTGGACTTAGCGTTTTTCTTGCTGATCAACAGGAAGAACTCTCGGATTTTTTGATTGCCCGTCTCGGCGTCGTAGGCGCCAAAGATGGCAGCCACGAAATCAAATACCCAGGGCTCGCAGCACTCACCAAATGTCGGTTGACCAGGTACGTCGACAACTCGTAGCGATTTGAATATATCCAGCGCCGCTTCGGCTTCGCTCGGATAGAGCGGAGCAAACGGAATCAGGGACTCGCCCGCCACGATCCGCCTTTCCCAATCCAGGCAGGCCGTGGACCATTCCATTTATTTCACCGATCGAAGGGGGGGCGCGCTGGTTTTGAATCTGCCGGACGCAACCCGCTGAGCGGCGTCTGCTTTTTGTTCTTTCTTGCCCGACTCCCCAGGCTTCGGGACGGTGAAAGCGGCCAACGCTTTGGCGGCCTCCAGGCGCAACTTTGGATGCGCCACCAGATCGTTCATCATTGATTTGAAGAACACGAGCGGGTCATCTGCTACTTGGGGAATGTAGGGGGCGGGGTCACCGGTGGGTAACTCGGCCTTGGGCGCAGACTTAACAACGGTTGCCCGCCCCATTGCTGCCTGGACCTCAGGGTCTTTTTCAAGTCTGGACGCAGCTTGAGACGCAGTCTTTACGGGGCATCCAGCGCTAATTGCCGCTTGCTTTTTACCTTCACCGGACAGCCGCGCTTCGGCGTACCGGCGCTTTTGTTCGGTTAACGCCATAGTTAACGGATCCTGTTAAAGGGAATTAAATCTCTCGATGGGAGGGTGAGTGGTCTGGGACGCGAAGAGATCGTAAATTTTTACATCCCCCCCGGCACGTCAGAGACGTGCTGCACCATAATGGCGCTTGTAGCACGTCAGTGGCGTTCGATAGGAGAGCTCTTTTGTAGCACGCCATTGACGTGCAAGAGATGCGGCATATTTTGTAGCACGCCACTGCCGCCAACTACCACAGCCCAGCAGCTTCCTCTGCCTGCTTAACAGAAGAGTGGCAAGACGCGCACAAGGACACCCACAAGCTGCGATCCCAGAAAAGCTTCATGTCACCACGGTGCGGCGTGGAGTGGTCCACCACCGTGGCCTCTGTGACTCTGCCGAGCCTTTCGCAATAGACGCAAATGGGATGCGCATTCAGGTGGACGAGGCGCGCCTGCTGCCATTTGTATCCGTATCCCCGCTGCGCCGCTGTTGTCTTGCCCGATCGCCATGACTCGGGGTTGACTGCCTTGAGCTGCCGACCCTCTACCTCTTTCAGCCTGGGCTTGATAGCTTTCAATGCCATCAGCTGCGGCCAATGATCAAAGTACCGTCCATGTAGGTGGTCGGCTCGGCGTCTGGATCGCACTGCTCACTGGCTGCCAGCTCCTGGATCAGTATCAGTTGCTGGTCCGCCATCAGCTGTAGCAGGCTGCTCTGACTCTGCAGCAGCTCTGTCTGCTTCATCTGCTCGGCCAGGATCTGGCTGAGTAAAGAGTTGCTGTGCTCGTTCATATGCCACCTTGCTCCACTTCTTCACCCATTCGCGCCTGGCTTCGCAGCCACTACACGCCACGAGGTATGACCCGTTCGCCGCTCTCAAGAAGGCACGTGCCGTCCGACGGGACATTGGCACAGCCTTCAGTCGCCAAGCTCCCGCCGGATGCGTACTGACGTTCCTCGTCAGCCAGCGCGGTGACTTCTACAGTGACGGTGGGCACTTCGCGGGGGTATACCTCAATGCTCGCCTTCCAAAGGCCGCCAGCGTCTGCACGCAGGGTGACGCTGGTTACACCGCTCAGCTCACTGCCGTCAGACAGGATGATCTTTGTGCCTCTGGCCAAATGTGGGCTTCCAGGGTGTGACTGAGGGCCAGGGATAATCGTGGCCACCTTCAGTGTCTTGGTGTCAGTCATGCGTTACTCCACTGTGCAGCGAGGCCAGATCGACCGGGCAAAGGCAAGCGCCCCTGTGTGATCAAGGGCGCACTCAAGAAGGATCATCGGGAATGGTTCGTAGCCGGGAGTGGTGACCGTCCAATTCTTTTTGGTCATCGTCACTTGGCGTTCTTGCTGATCAGTTGAATGGATTGTCCGAACGGGCAACGCCTTTGGTCAGCCACATGCAGGCCTGTTGCAAGTTGGTGACCGCGAGGGCAATAGAACGCTGATCAACATCAGGGATGGCTTTCAACTGCTTCACCAGATCAGCCGCGTCAGCCTCAAGGGCTTTTATCGAGTTGATACCGTCGATCTCCGACTGGCTCAGGTCGCGGTAGCCGGTGATTTGCTTATGCTGGTTATCCAT